TTTGAAGCCCAGGTAAAAGAACTCAACTCCAGCCTGAAAGGCATCGGTGACCAGATCAAGGCCCAAGCCGAAGCCACCCAGAAGGAAATCGCCCGCACTGGCGAAATGCACGCTGAAACCCGCGTGAAGGTGGATGAGCTGCTTAGCAAGCAGGGCGAACTCTCTGCGCGCCTGCAGGAAGCTGAGCAGAAGCTGGTCAACGCCAGCAATGGCGGCCGCAATCAGGCTGAGCGGCAGAAGTCTGCCGGCGAGCTGGTAGTCGGCAGCGACCAGATGGAAGGCGTCAACGCATCCTTCCGTGGCTCCCGTCGCGTGTCTGTTCCGCGTGCAGCCATTACCTCCGCCCCGGCGTCGGGTGGAGCGCTGGTCGGCGCTGACCGTCGTCCTGAGATCATCATGCCGCCGGAGCGTCGCCTGACCATCCGCGATCTGATCGCACCCGGTACCACCGATAGCAACGCCATCGAGTATGTGCGTGAAACCGGCTTCACCAACAACGCCGCCGCGGTCGCCGAGGGTGGCGCCAAGCCGTACTCGGATCTGGTGTTCGAGCTGGTCAACGCGCCGGTTCGCACTCTGGCTCACCTGTTTAAGGCAAGCCGCCAGATCCTCGACGACTCGTCTGCGCTGCAGAGCTACATCGATGCTCGCGCCCGCTACGGCCTGCTCACCGTCGAAGAGCAGCAGCTCCTGTACGGAAACGGCACTGGGGCCAACCTGCAGGGCCTGATGACCCTGGCAGAAACCTATGCCGCTCCTGGCGGAATCGTGGTGACTGGCGAGCAGCGCATCGACCGCCTGCGCCTGGCGCTGCTGCAAGCCGAACTGTCCGAGTTCCCGGCTGACGGCATCGTCCTCAACCCGATCGACTGGGCTGCCATCGAGTTGACCAAGGACGGCGAAGGTCGCTACATCGTCGGCCAGCCGCAGGAAGGCACCGCTGCCCGCCTGTGGAATCGTCCGGTCGTGGCTACCCAGGCCATGCAGCAGGACGAGTTCCTGACCGGCGCGTTCCGTCTCGGCGCTCAGATCTTCGACCGCATGGACGTCGAGATCCTGATCTCCACCGAGAACGACAAGGACTTCGAGAACAACATGGTGACCATCCGCGCCGAAGAGCGCCTGGCGTTCGCCGTGTATCGCCCGGAGGCCTTCGTGACTGGTGCTCTGACCGTCACTCCGTAAGCCACCAGGGGCGCCCCGCTTGGGGCGCCTTTAAGGAGGATGATTCATGGCTCGTCCAAGAAAGGTCGCCCCTGTGACCGACTCTTCCAGCGAAACGGCTAAAGCCGTCGCAAGCCCCGAGACAAATCCCTCGGAGGTCACCATCTACCCGCTGCGCTCCTACATGGATGCCGGCGAGATCAAACGTCGCGGCGGGCCAGGTTATACGGTCCCGAAGCGACACGCCGACGCCCTGATTGCTCAGCGCGTGGCAAGCACCACGAAGCCTGACGGCGACAAGTAAGGAGTCATCCCATGCCTATGCCGACTCTCGCAGACCTGAAAACGCACCTGCGTATTCGGCACACGCAGGAAGATGACGACCTGCAGATGAAGCTGGACGCGGCAATTGATCATGCAAGCCAGTTCATCGGGCGCCCGATCCCGTGGGCAGACGATGACGGCGCTGCGATCGAAGTTCCGCACAGCGTGCGGCTGGCGATCCTGATCATCGCTGCAGAGCTGTACGCAAACCGCGAGGAAGCTGTCGTAGGAACTATCTACACCAAGATCCCGAAGGCAGAGAACATGCTGCACTTCTTTCGCGTGGGGCTTGGGGTATGAGAGCCGGTCGACTTGATACGCCGGCCGACCTGCTGAGGCTGGACGCGGATGCGCGCCCATGTGTCGTGGATTGGTTCTGGATCGGCATCAGAGCGAAGGACTCCGGCGACGTCCAAGCGCCATCGGGCTTACGCAATCCTGGCAAGGTGGAAGTTCGAGCGTGGTGGGATGAGCGACTGCAGATCGGACGATATCTCCGCGCAGATGGCCGGCTGCTTCTGATCGATAGCGTGCGTGACGTAACTGGAGCGCGCGCAGAGGCGGTGGTCACATGCAGTGAGCTGATCGGATCACCTGCCAAATACCGGCCTGCCGAAGGCTTGCCAGTGGATTGCCGTGTGCATGTCACGCATGAGGCCCCGTATCGCGACGAGCTGGGCCAGGTCACCGACTACCGAACACGAATTCAGGTCGCGCTGATTGAAGTGGGTCGCCCGCAGGTGGATGACCAGATCATCGTGGAAGGAGCCAGGTACACCGTCATCGCATACGCAGATGAGACCGATGATGGCGTGGTCCGCGGGCTATGGGTGGAGAAGGTCTGATGCAGGTATCGATCAAGGTATCAGGCCTAGAGCTGGCGCAAGCACGTCTAGCCGAAGTGAACCGAAAGATTGACCCGGTCCTTCGCGGCGCGTTGAACACGACGGCTAACAAGGCCCGTACCGTGCGCTACGTGAACCCTCTACGCGGTTCGCTGATGCCTGTCTTCAGCCGTCGAGCGCTGCGCGTCAAGCGGGCACGTGGACGGCTCACAAACGCCCGAATCATCCCGTCCAGCTCAGGCGTTCCAGTAACCCGTTATCTCGGGTGGGGCTACAGCAAGATCAGTGCGACTCGAGCCCGTATCTGGGTCAAGGGCCCGAAAGGGCACAAGGTAGCTGCAGGCTTCGTGAACCCGTCCAGCTTCAGCCGAATGCCTTGGAGCACGCGCATCAAAGTGCGTGGCGCGCCGAAAGGATTCTTGTCGCCTGCGCTTGGCCCATCCGTGGCGTACTGGTTCAAGCAGCTCACAGACAACCAAACGATCCGATGGACGAACATCTTCCTGCAGCAGGAGTTCGAGAAGCGGATCAGGCAAGAGATCGCCAAGGGGGCGCGATGACGAAAGGTACAGAGCTTTCTGCCGAGATTCTGAGGCGCCTTGAGGCAATCAGTCCCGCCAATGACTACCACACCAAAGTCGAGCGCGTTTATGGCTTTGGTGAGCGCAAGCCAGATAAGGCGCCAATGCCTTACATCCTGGCCCGCATTGCGAGCGACGAGCTGGAAGAGACGGCTGGAACAACGGCCTCGCGGGCGGCGCGCTATGAGATCGAGGGCGTCATGCCAAGGTCCTCGTCATTGCAGGATCTCCAACTGCTGCATCACGACATTTTGAAGACCCTTGGCACTGGCCAGCTTCCGCACGTTCGGCCGCTCAAGAGTGGCTGGCCTTTTGAAGAGGCCGCCGAGTATGAGCCAGACATAGAGGGCAGTACGACGCGCAGTGTCACCAGCTCGATAACCATCCGGTACGTCGAGAAGTACTGACCTAAAACAAACCCAGCAACCCGCCATCGAGCGGGTTTTTTTTCACCCGGAGAAAACTCGCATGGCCAACTACGCATACATGGGCAAGGGCATTGTCAGCCTGACGCCGGAGGCAGGCGGCCCCGCCGTCGACGTGGGCAACGTGTCCGCGCTCAACTTCAACATCAACGAGAACATCATCAAGCTGCCGAACTATCGGACAGCTGGCGGCGGCACCTATGCGCAGGTGAACCGTATCGAGTCGGTCGAATTCACGGCCACGCTGCACGACCTGAGCCCGGAAAACCTGGCAATGGTCCTGTTCGGCACAGTGACCGAGGACACCGTCAACAACACGGCCACGATCGAGGCACTGACCACTGGCGCGCAGACGTTCGAGATGGTCTTCAATGGCGTCAACGAGGCCGCCACCGGCAAGACTGTGACGGTGACCGTGCATCGCGCTAAGATCGGCGCCGCTCAAGGCCTCGGCTTCATCGGCGACGAGTTCGGCGCGCTGGAGATCACTGGCGAGGTACTGATCGACACCAGCATCGTAGGTGCCGGCCTGTCGCAGTTCTTCAAGGTAGAGATGGACACCATCGCCTAAGCGCCCGAGTCCAAGCCCATCGGATCGGTGGGCTTTGGCGCGTGCGTTTTCAATCTTGCGTTGGTGATTTTTTGCGGGTGCGGGTGATCCGTTTCGAGGCGGGGCGCAGCTTGTCCGTCTCAGTGATCTTGGTCGGTATGTTGTGGTGCAGCGACTCTATAGCTAAATCGCGCTGTTCCAGCTGTAGCGACGCAATCTCGCGGGCTCTCTGCTCGATCTCTTGCGCAACCTTGGCTTGCAGGTCGGCCAATATCTCAACCATGCCCGGCATTGCCTTCTCGCGGATCTGATCCAGCCGCGCGGCGCGCTCTGCGGCGCTTTCGGCCGGCGTGAATGTGGATTCAAGGCGGGCGATGATCTCGGCATGCAGAGAGCGTGACCCCTGCTTCGCGGCCTGCTCCAGGCGCTCCCTCAGGTCTGAAGGCATGCGGATTGGGTAGGGGCTGATCGAGTGGCGGTCTGTCATGGGCTGGCTCGGACTAAGTGCGCAGTGAGTATGCGAAAAGAATCAGTTTGACTCAATGAATCCACTTGACTCATCGTTTTGATGAGTTAATATGAGTCCACGGTCTAGAGAAAGGAGGACCTTATGAAGGAAGTACAGCGAGTCAATCCATTTCCGCTGCGGCTTGGGCAGCCAGTTCGGGAGCGAGCCAAAGACGAGGCGAGCAAGTACCGGCGCAGCCTAAACACTGAGCTGAGCTTGCTTATCGAGGAGGGCTTCAAGTGGCGGGAAATGCAGAGCAGGCAGGCAGTAGCCTGAAACGAAGAAGCCCCGATGAGGTGAGAGTCATCAGGGCTTCGAAAGCGAACGTAATCAGCTATCAGGAAGAAAACGTCATGACGAATATTAGCACAGCCAAATCAAATGTCATCCCCTTTGACTTCAAGGGGCACAGCGTCAGGGCCATCAGCATAGAAGGGGAGCCATGGTTTGTGGCTGCCGATGTCTGCCGGGTTCTTGGAAACAGCAACACCACCAAAGCCCTGTACGCGCTGGATGAGGATGAACGGTCTAACTTTAAGTTAGGGCGTCAGGGTGCCGTCAACATCATCAATGAGTCTGGCCTTTATACCCTCATCCTGCGTTGCGACGACGCCATCAAGAAAGGTAGCAATGCACACGCTTTCCGTAAGTGGGTAACTGCAGAGGTGCTGCCGTCGATTCGCCGGGAAGGCCGATACGAAGATGATCGCGCCAGGATGGCGACCTTGGTCGGGGAAGTGATAGGCACAACCGGAGAGCTGGTACTTGATCGTGTCATCGAGCAGAAGGCGAGCATCATTCCGGATGGCCTTCGTCGCAGCTTCAAGCACACCATGAAGAGCCGGCTTCGCTCGCGATTCAACGTTCAAAAAACGGCGCTGATTCCGGCTGGCGAAATGGCAAACGCTTGTAATTTCGTTGCTGCCTATGCCATTGAGGGTGAGTGGCTGGCCAAAGAGCGAGAGCAGGGCAAGCTGATTGACTTCAGCTGCACCATTGAAGACTGGATTGCCCGGAACCCGCAGTGCTTCGGCGTCACAAAACACCGCGGCGGCGACCTTGGCGTTACCGTTGGCGACCTCGTGCTGAGCAAAGACTCGCCGTGCCTGGAGCTGCTCGACAAGATGCACAACGCTGGATATCAGGTGGACGGGGCTTACTACGAGTTCCGCTCTTATCAGAACCTGATGCGTCAAATGGACTATCTGATGAAAGCGGCTGGTGGCGCGATCAGTCAGGCGCTCGGCACCCTTGAGCGCGGCCGGATGAAGCCTCAGGAGTACGCTGGCGTACAGGCGGTGGCAGCATGAGCGCTTTGACTGCGGCTCCGGTAACTATGTCGTCGCGGGAGATCGCGCAGCTGGTGAAGACCCGGCACGACACAGTGAAGCGAACAATCGAGCGGCTGGCAGAGCGTGGCGTGATTACTTTACCGCCATTGGCGGAAAAGCCATCGACGGGCGGAAGGCCGTCATCTGAGTATCGGGTCGGTAAGCGAGACAGCTACGTGATCGTCGCTCAGCTCTCGCCAGAGTTCACGGCGCGCCTAGTGGACCGATGGCAGGAACTGGAGGAAAGTTCAGTCCAATCATTGCCGGCCCAGACGCCAATCGCCGCCCTCGTTGATCTCGCCAAACTGACGCTCGAGCACCTGCCCAACCTAGGGCAGAACAGCAAGCAGGCGCTACTCAGTGTTCTGACCGAGCAGGCGCTCGGACACAAGGTGATTCCGCTGCCAAGGGTTGAGGAGCATCTGATGCCGGCCGGCGAGGTTGGGCAGTTGCTAGGCGTGTCAGCCAACAAGATCGGCAGGCTAGCCAATGCGAACGGGCTGAAGGTCGCGCCTTACGGGGAGTTCCGTCTCGACAAGGCCAGGCACAGCTCAAAGCAAGTCGAGAGCTTCCACTACAGTAGCGCGGGCGTAGAGCGGTTGCGCGAGCTGCTGAGCGCTAAAGCTGCGGCGTAGCCCTTCGCTAAGGGAGGCCTGGCCCTATACCAGGCCTCATGGCAGCAATATCTTGCAGACACAGCTTGCTCAAATATGAGCAAGTTGCGTATAGTTTCAGCCATGAAAGCCGTCTTCTTCGAAACCACTAGCTTTACCGCAACCGTAGGCGACTACCTGACGGATGACGAGTATCGGCAGCTGCAGAACGACCTTGTAGCCAGTCCTGAGCTTGG